ACTGCCGGAGCGTACTTGACTGGCCATCCGTGGGAAATCCCCGGTCTTCAGTTGCTTGAGGTCAAGAATGGTTCCGATTTATCCAGTTTGTCCAGCGTGAAGGTCGAGATGATTGGCCGGTAACGCACCCCCGGAACGGTAGGGGGACTTTTCACCCCTCTACCGTTTTTTTAAGGAGTTATCATGGCCGTCACGCAAGCGAAACTTATCACCGATGTTACGAGAATTATCCAGGATTCGAGCTACGACGTTTCTGAACAACTGACTTTTCTCAACCAGGCCATGCAGGAAGTGGCGGGTCATCCGTCTATCCTATTGCCGGATCTGGAAGCTGAAGACGATGTGACCACCAGCATCACCAATCCTTACACTGCTCTCCCCACCAATTATCAGAAGAATCTGTTTTACGTTTACAACTCTACCCTTTATTGGGAAGTGGCGATTAGGGCCAGCCTGGGGGACCTGCTAAGGCGATACCAGAGGCAGGACCAAAGCGGAACCATCACTGGTGTGGCTGTTAAGGGAAGATTTCTGCACTATCAGAGAATCGCGTCTGAAGCTGAAACTCTTGAATTGCATTATTTTCGCAAACCTCACGATATGGCCACCTACGCTGCCAGCACCATAACCTTCGCCGCTACCGCCGGAACCATCGCGGACAGCGCCAACGGGTTTGGCGATTTTCATGTTGGGCAGGTAATTGACGTCACTGGATCTGTAAGCAACAACAGTTATTTCACAATTAATACCGCCACATCAGCACTTCTCACCGTTGACGAAACCGTTGTGGACGAATCATCCGGTTCTGAATTCACTCTCAAGAGCAGACCTGACGGCATACCCGAACACCTGAGAAAACCGCTTTTGGTGAATCATGTTTGCGCGAGCATATTTTCAGAGATAGAGGAGGGTGTGGAAGGCAAGAAAATTAACACGGCTTATCACCAGGCGCAGTTTCAATCTGCCATGGGCCAACTACTGGGCTTTATCGGTCCCGAGGGCAGGGCCCCCATCGGCATAGCTGACGAACTTGGATTGGAATCTTACTTATGAGCGATCCCATAAAGATAGAACGCTTCACCGGAATGAGCAACCTGGAGGAATCGGGTGAATTGTTCGTTGGTGAAGGCGTAGCACAACCCAGAATTATTCTAAATTCAGACGTCACCAAAAGCGGAAACCTCGTAAAGCGGGACGGTTACACCCAGGTGGTAGCACTTACGGAACCCCATTCTCTATGGTCTGGAGACACCTGCATGTTGTGTGTGTCGGAGGGGGGCTTGTATCAAATAGAAGGGACAACCGCCACATCTAGGGGTATCGTGGGAAACGATACCCTCTATTATGCGGAAGTAGGCAACCTAATATACCTATCTTCAAAAAGCTACACAGGAATTTTTGACCCGGTATCGGGAACCATCTCTTCCTGGGGCATAGAGCTACCGAATGGGCCGATGCTCACCAGTGCTAACGGCAATTTAGATGCTGGGATATACCATGTCTGCATGACAGCCGAGTCAGATGGGGAGATTAGCGGAAATGGGCCAATCAGTCAAATCACATTATCTTCTGAAGGTGGGATATCCATATCCAATCGCGGAGCGGACGATCTTATTTGGGCGACCGACCCGAACTCAGATATTTTCTATCGAATCGGTAAAACGGACGCAATCGTCAACGTCCCGAGCGTTGAGCCACTGCCAAGTTTGTTCTGCTTTCCTACCCCATATTTGACAAATCTTTGTCACGCCTTTGGCCGCATGTGGGGATCTGTCGGGAACAAAGTCTATTATTCCGACCCATTCAAGTGGGCCTGGTGGAAGAAAGGAACCTCGTTCTTTGAATTTGCCACAGATATAACAATGATAGCAAAAACCAAAACGGGGCTGTTCATTGGAGCGACTGACCGCACCCATTGCCTGTTAGGCACCAAACCGGAAGAGATGCAGAACCTTGACGTGGGCGCAGGCGCCATACCGGGTACCCTGGCCTACTGCAACAACATTATCGAGCTTGGTGACACCATCTCGCCCCCTGAGAAGAAACACGAATCTGTACCCGTGTGGGTCTCAGAGGAAGGGATTGTGGCCGGGAACCCCGTGGGCAGGTTGTTCAGTCTGTCCCAGGGAAAAGTTAAGTTTAATCCGGGGAACGTGGGCGCGAGCCTGTACCGCCAGAAGAATGGCGATTTCCAATTCCTGACCTCGTTCCCTAAAGGCGGAGAGCAAGACGGGATTGGAATGAGTGATGATGCAACCATAGAAGTTATCAGAAACGGAAAAGTAATTTAACAAGGAGAATAATCATGGATAGAATTGAAATTCCAGTAAAGAATATAATCGAACCGCTTATGGATGACCGGGAAGTTATGTACCGGGCGAAGAACCACCTGGAGAGCGGCATCAAGTTCACGGGTATCTGGCAATGTGACCAGTTCCGTGACGGGCAGCTTATCGCCGGTGGGAGCCCTGAACCCCCGAACACCTTCATGACTGAGGGCGTCGCTTATTTCCTTAACATCTTGTTTTACACAACGTCCAAGTCCGCTGCCCGTATCTGGTATGTCGGAATCTATGATCAGGACGTGACGCCTGCTGTCGGTAATACGGCTTCTGTGCATTTAGGTGCTGGAGGGACTTATGGGGCTTTTCAGGCCACTTCGGAAATGGATGAGACGGCTTACCCCGAATACACCGCTGCTGTCGTGTCAGGGGCCAGGATATCCACCAATGCGGCAAGCAAGGCGGAGTTCACCTGTGCGGCCACCCGGACGGTTTATGGGGCTTTCCTTGGTGACGTTAGCGATCCCACCGTCACGTCCGGTCATTTGCTGGCGGCCAAGAAGTTTACTGCGTCTCGGGCGGTTATTGCTGACGATGTGCTTAATGTGTCTTATGTAATTACTGTCTCTTAATGAGCTAAACTAGGTTAATATGCCCTATTATCCACACCCAGATTGGCAGGATATCCAAAAGCACATATTCATCAAGGGCATCATCACGTCGGTTGATTCGGAGAACGACACAGCCGATGTGACGGTCCCTGGTGGGAGTGATGGGACGGTTGCCGGGTATCAGGATGGTTCGGATATCCCCATCTTTTATCATTGTTCGGACGATGCGGAGGAACGGAGTAACGGGGCTATTGAGGGTGGATCGTCCCCTTTCAGTGAAGACGACGAAGTGATTGTCATGTGTGAGGCTGATACGGGTTTGCCTGTTCGGATTATTGGGTTCGTGGATGGGATAAGGCAATGCGCTTTTCAGTTTAGAATTATCAGAGAATTCGATGACGATTACATAGTTACTGACGCCATGACCCTAGATGAAGGTTTGGGCGAGTATTTCCCAGATGATTTTCAAAACTCTGGTAGTTTTATTTGGTTTAAGGTTTACAGCAATCTTGGGTATCAGATTGTTGTTTATGGGCATAACACCGAAGAGAATTGGGAGCGATATCACCCCGATGATGACATAGACGATTTCAACCCTGAGTGTATGGCCACTTACAATGAGGAAACGCAAGTATGGACGGTCCCGATACCGGAAGCGATTCGTGATTCCGCCGGGTATCTTGTTACAATCGATATAACAGATTCGATAGAAACGCAGTTTTTAACGCCCGTTGAGTCTGACCCCCCATACCCGTATGTTTGGAAAATTGGCGAGAACATATTGGAATTGCCTTATATACGCCAAGAAGACAATGAAGGCTATATAAATTTAGCAAAACCAGGTTCATATGATTTTCCTGTTCCATGCCATAGGAACCTTGGAACAACGATTGCCCCAGATGTGGAGTATTCTAGGATGTGGACAACGCCCTTAGCGTGGGTAAAAACAACCTCCTGGGAGGGTGATCTTCCTTGTCGGCTATGGGGTTCAACTGTAAACGCTTGGATTTTTGGGGACTCTATGAACCCATTTCACCCAAATCACAAAGATGTTGAAATTGTTTTTAGTGGCCCAGGAATGGGTGGTTCGGTTACAAACATTATTCCAACAACGGTTGGTAGTATTTCTCAAGTAGCCGGTATTGGAAGCGCAACGGTATCAATGTCAATTTCGTCTGATGCGACTACTTTTTTCACGTATGACTATTCATTCAATCAACTGGCGAGAACAAATCTTGTAATAGATTATACATAATAACCCCGGCACAAAAAACGGGTAATTTTAACGCAAACAAATAACGAGAGGATGATAAAATGGAAACAAAAGCAAGAGTTGGGGCCATAATCGAGGCCCAAGTAGAAAGATCAGTCATTTACCAGCCGCGATTCCTGGTGAAAAGTATCTGGGATATTGAGCATTGGCGGAAAGGGCAAATGCTTTCCAAAACGCAGGATCACAATATCTGCACGGATGAGGGGCTGGACGCGCTTCTGGATATTATGTTCGGGGCCACGGCGAAGATAGCCACCTGGTACATTGCGATCTTTGAAAGCGATACAACCCCATCGGCAGCGACGACCTACGCGGTCCCGGTCTATACTGAAAGCACGGCCTATACCGAGGCAGCAAGGCAAGAGTACACCGATGTCCCAGCCTCCTCCAAGGTGATGACCAACTCGGCGGCTAAAGGGACTTTCACCATGAACGCCACCAAGACCATTTACGGCGCGGCCCTGGTGGGTGGTGGAACAGATCCCACGGACAATACGGATGTGGCCGGTGGTGGGACTTTGTATTGTGCTTCTCAGTTCGGGGCGTCCAAGGCTGTTGTAAACACAGATGTACTTAAAGTGACGGTTACGATTACCGCAGCAGATGTCTAATAAGCACGAGGATAAGTAATGGCAAGCGGAACATTCTATCCAGCAGTGTCGGCTGATGATGGGCATATTGGAGAGTATAATAGCACGTCCATCCAAACATTCAGCACCACTGATAACATGAGTTACCTTGGTCTTAATTCTGACGATGGTTGGAATTATCATCATGCTTATAGGTTCCCCTCTGTTGCTATCCCAAATGGGGTTACGATCACTTCATGCTTCATTCGCTTGACTGCGTGGTTTTCTTCAAGTGCGGTTACCAATCTTACATGTCATTTCAAAGATTTAGACGATGGATCTGCCCCAGTGAATAGTCTTTCTTGGTGGGATAGTGGGTTGACCGCTGGCGTGGATTGGTCGGGGCTTGCTGCTCACACTGCGAATGTGCAGTACGATACACCGTCTTTAACTGTTGATTTCCAAACGATTATTGATAAGGTAGCCTGGAGTAGCGGAAACGCGGTAACTGCGGTTATCCGGAATAAAACCAACGGATCGGGCGGTAAACGGTCGGCTTATTTTATTGACTATAACTCTGGGACCTATAAGGCAGAACTCCATGTCGAATGGGCCTTACCCTCCATTGAAGCAGAGACCACTGAAGGCTTTGCCACCTCCGAATCCATTGAAGGACAAGACCCATACGGGGAGTTGAATGAAGGCTTCTCCATGGACGATGCCGCCATTGGCATGAACACCTCCTGTGAGATATCCGAAGGCTTTACGATCAATACTCTTTTAGGCGGAGAAGGTGAGGGGGAGGCACCTGCGAATCTCTCAACGGATGACGTCGTTTCCGCCATCAAAGAACATCATCCGGTGGAGGAAGGGGAGGGGTTCACCTCAGCCGATGCCCTGGCCGTAGAAACAGAAACAACCCTAGCCGAAGGCTTCACGTCTGCCGATACCTATTCAACTGCGATTGAAACAAGCGTAATCGTAGGCGAGAATCTTACGGTTGACGATGAAACCGTTGGGAACAGGTT